CATTTTCACCATATATTAATTCTGCAATATATTTAATTGGTCCTACTTCAGCCTCTATCTTATCTTGTTTTAGTTCTAAAGCAGACTTAGCTAAAGATAGTTTACTTAACTCATCAATAGCAGTATTGATAACTAAGTTTAAGGCTTCTCGTTCTTCTTTTTGTTTTTCTCTTTCTTTTAGACCTCTTGTTACATATTCCATATCTATATATTTGTCAAGAGCCTTATCTAATTGATTTAAAGTATTTTCTGCCCTATCAATAATATTTTCTTGTTGTACAATTTGTTTATCAATTAATTCTATTCTAATTTCATTACTTGATGTAGGTTGTACTTGGTCTAAGTGTGCCTTTGATAGAAAACCAAAGATACCCATAGAGGTAATAAAGATTAATACAATAACAGCAAATGTAAGATATACTTTTATTGTTTTTGGTACTAGTTTATTTCGCCAATTATTATATAACCATGAAGTAGCAACTAATTTACCTATTTCTAATGCACTACCCATAGCAATAATTGGTACAACTGCACCAGCGAATAAAGTGGATAAACCTACAATAGAATAGCCAGCGGCTATTACAGATATAGAAATCGCACTTAAAAATGTTATTATAATTGTCAACATATAAATCCTAATTTATTTTTGGTATATCGTAATCTTCTCTTAGCTTCTTAATAATACTTCTTAATTTTGGAAAGTATTTTTTATCAGCTGCATATGCACCAAGTGTTTCAACATATTGTAAAGAATCTTCTATACCGTTATCTCTTAATTCTCTGTACTTTTCATAAGCACTACCATTATTTATGATATTAATATAATGTTGTACAGAGTCACATTCATGCATATAAACTCTAACACCCCATTTTTTAGGATTATTACTAGGCAACATGTGTGGTTCTCTTAAATCATATGTACGGACACCAAATAAGTTTTTACCCTCTAATGCAAATCTACTATTACCCCAACCACTTTCTAAAGCCGCCTGAGCTAATAGTATTTCAAGATTTACAGGATATATGTCTGTTGTTGTATTGTAAATATAATTTACACAAGCACCTACACTATCAATAAATGTTTGATTGTTCTCTCTTTCAAAATCTGGTCTAGTGTATGTGGTAATTTTTTCTAAGGTTTCCACCACTTCTTCTATTTCAAGTTCTTGTTTTGCGTGGAGCGCCTCATCTTTTTCTGCTGATACGGTGTACCAGATACCAAAAACAAACAAGATGACCGTTACAGCCATCAATGTTTGAAGTATTGTTTTTATTTTTGCAAGCATGTTAGGCTCTTTTGATTATTATGTAATCGTAACTTGATATCGATTCTGGTTCATTTTCACCATACTCTGACCAAGTACCTATCTCTATATCTTTGTTCTTCTTTTGAAAGAATTGCAAATCAGGTCTATCAATGTATTTCGACATGTTTTTAAATATCTTTTCAGATTGTTTTTCTGTAAAATTATTTGCAACATCTGTTGACCAATTGCCTGTGTAATAGGTCATTTTGTTTTCACTACCACTAAGGAAGTGGTCTAGTTTTTTAGGGACGCCACTTATTACCGATTTAAGGTAGTGGTCCAGTTCTTTTGATTTAGTTTGTGCCATAATATAGTTCTCCTTCTCATTTATAAACCCTTGATTAAAAATTTCTGAATTACATTTTTAGTTGGTATGACGGTAGTATTACCACCATCTGACAACTCATTATGTTCATCATAATTATAATCACTCATCATTACATGTACATCTTTGTCTTGTTTTACAAGCCAACCAGTAGATACACAAATAGCCGGTTTGCTTTTCTGTATCTCTTTTAATGTACGCCAGCCAGAATCACTCTGTATATCCTCCCAATATACCATATAGAAATCGAATTCAAATGGTATGCCTGGTAGCACATCTGACTTTGCTCTTTTTTTAGCCACTTATTTCTTTCTTGTAAGTTTCATCTGCTTTCATTCTTAACTCAGCGGCTATGCTTTCTAAAATAGATGGTAAATGTTTTTCAATAACATCTGTCATCTCTAAAGAAAACTTATATGCTAGTTTAGACATCTCTGCCTCTAATACCGACATATCTACACCGTTACCAGAAACATTTTCTTTTATAACATGTGCTAAAACAGCTGTGTTATAATCGTCTGCTTTTGCAATATTTGAAAGACCAAACCATAGCATGGCATTCAAAACTACAACAAACATAACAAACTTTTTCATAATATATCCTTTCTCATTATTTATGGATACATTATACACTAATTGGACCATAGAGTCAAGCACTTTTTTGCTTATTTTTGCGTTTTTTTATGTTTTTTTTGATGGCTGCGACAGTTTTGTTACTATTCCGGTCGTACAAATTTGTCATTCCAACCAAATGCCTCTTTGACAACTGATTCGGTAAGACCTTTATACATTTTATTCAATGATTTGTTCTTCATACCAAGTAAGACCTTTGCCTCGTCTTGATGAAGACCCTCTAACATTTGAATAAACATTTTTTCTTTTTGTACTTTGTTAGTAGCATTATCAGCGCCTTTTACGAAATGCCATAGTCTTTTAGATTCGTTTCTTAATAGACCATGTTCAGTTCCTATAGGAGCCTCGTTTGCCATGAATGGTGGGTCGCCTGCTGGTAAATCCCATGCAATATTAGGGTCAAAAGCACCTTTCAATACTTGTTTAAGAGGTGCTGTTGCGTGTTCTCTTAATACTTGAATTTTTTTAGGTTTATCTTTTGCGTTATTGACTTTTTTTAGAATTTCAGACATTAATTCTACTGTCTGACCCATACCAGATGTGCCTTGATTTGTTTTCATAGCAGCTGGATTCATTAAATGTGGGTGTCTTGCTTGTTCGGCCATAATTTCTCCTTCAGTTTGAATATATATTCGATAATATTATTTATCCATCTTTGTTTAACAATTGTCATCTGGTGGTCCTTTATCATTATTGTCTTTATAATTACTATCTAAATTTGTTAGTAAAAACCATAATACTATAATTGATACAGGTACACCAATAAAAAATAATCCTGTCATTAAAACTTTCTAACAATATGTCTTCTTAATGCTCTAGTTAATTCTTCCATTTTATCTATAATAGCAATTAAACTAGGGTCTGTAATATAATTTCTTTGTTCTTTTAATTTATCATATTCTTTTAATGATATCTGCACCATTGGACTTGGTGGCGCCGCTTCGTTTTCCATTGTGGCGTCTAACTGTCTTTGTTTTTCTTCACTATCTGTCATAAAAACCTTTGGTTGACCTAAATGAAAACGGAGGACCTGGGGCCCTCCGTCTCCTGATTTTAAATTATGCTGAGTAAGCGACTTGCTTACCAAACACAGCAGTAATACCAGCAGCTATAATAGCTTTTGATGGTGTTCCTACTCTGTAAGAAACGCCTTTAGAACCACGATTTTCATAAATCATCATTCCTTCGTTTCTAAGTTTGCCAACCATTGCAGCTGGTGACCTTAGGTCATATGTAGTTCTTAGTTGTTTCCAAGATACATCTGAACCTTTTGCAAAAAGATTTCTCACTTTTGCTGTTTTTGATAGTTTAGCTTTTGCCATAACTTTATCTCCTTTTAGGGTTTTTAAAAAATTAAACATATGTTTAATGTCCTTTCTGTGAGTTTAATGTACTCCTACAATTGCCAGGCAAAGCGTACTTTAGTAGTTTGGCCGGCGAATTCTTATTTGTCATTATCTGGTTCAAAATCAGGTGTAAAATGTACATCTGCCATGTCTGATAAATCTCTAACTTCGTCCTCAATATCTTTTGAAAAAGGTTTATGTGGTCTGTGTTTAATATCTAACAACTTACTATAATCTAGTCTAGCAGATTTGTTTTTACCACTTGTGTTTAATGTTACCATTTTATCAGTTAATGTTTGAGCAGGATGTTTTTTGTTAAAATCACGGTAAACCAGTCCTCTAATTGTATCAATTACAAGTGCCAAGTCAGCCGTAAATGTCATTTGATTTGTTCTAATACCCATAGCTACAAACTTATCTAATAATTGATATGCAATATCGTCAACATTTCCTTCTACAAATTCTTTCGTTTGTTGTTCAACTAAACGATTATGTTCCTTTGGGTCAACAGGATGTTGGACTTTTTCTTTGTCTTTAATTCTGTTGGTCGGAAATAGTATAATGTTGTCGTCACTCAATTATCTCTCCTTTGAAATTTACTTTACCTTTTTCATTAAAGTGTTCTACAAGTTGATTATAACCACCAATTAAATCTCCATCAATCTTAATCTGTGGCATTTGCCTCACATTCTTACCAATGTCTTCAATTAGTTTACTAGGGTCAGAACCAAAGTCTTTTTCTAAAGATTTTTCTTCGTATTCAAGGCCAAGATTTTTTAGCAAGGTTTTGGCCTTGTTACAATAAACACAATTGTTTTTACTATAAACTGTTATTGTCATTTTTATTCTTTAGGTTGTCCCATGCCTTTTTACTTTCATCATTTAGATTGTAAGCGTCAACAGCTTGTTCAATAGTGTAGTTATACATCTTATTAAACTTACCTAGAGGCAATCTCATACCTATCCATGTTCTATAATAACCATTTTTAGTCATAGTTACATCTTGTGCAAATATCTCATAACCTCTTACAGGTGTATCAGTTATTTTATTTACAATAGCACTTTCAACTTCGGTTACTACGGTTTTTGTTTCAG